CTGTAGCAGTTTCAGCCCCTTTACCTGCTGGTGGTGGTGGCGCACCTGCCGATGTTGCTGCCGCTGGTGGTGGGGGTGTGCTTTTACCTGCTGGTGGTGGTGGCGCACCTGCTGAATTTGAGGTTTCGGGTGCACTGGCCTGTGTTGTAGCTGCCGGGGCACTTTCGCCAACCGAGCCACTTACAGGCGTTGCAGAGTTTCCCGCGTATTTCGCTTTCAGTTCAGCAGTAATTTCTTCGTGCTTACCTGCTGGTAAACCTTTACGCTTCTGCCATACACCTTTACCGCCCTTAGTGCGCTTCTGGTTGCTGCTGTGAATGCGTTCATCCCATGGTACACCGTCAGTATCAAGTTCTACATTTGTGTCCACCACCGGGGTAGTAGTAGCTGCTTCTTCCACAATAGGGGCAGACGCAGGGGCTGGTGGCGCTGACTCTTTTGGGTCTGCTTGCGCTGCTGGTGGTAGCGGTGCAGCTTGTACTAAAGGGGCTGCTGCTTCTGCAACAGTTGACGCGGTAACACCAGCTTTAGCAAACGCTTCTGATAGTGCGTCAAGCTTGGCTTCGATTCTTTCTAAGATACCTTTTTCCATTTTTGTATTTCCAGTTGGTTGATTAAAATTAAACTTCTAAGTCTTCAACTTGCAATCTATTTTGCTGTGTTAATGTCTAGTTGACGTGAACTACTATAACAGTGAATTTCACTATTGCAAGTAAAAAATAAAATTTGATATTACAAAATTTACACTGTTATAATGGTATCACTCACACAGCGAAGGAATCACAGCATAATGGATAGACTTAAAATTTACGACAAGTTAAGAAAAGTAGTGCACAGCGTTCAAACCAAGGAACAGTTATACGTAGCTATTAGGTACGCAGACCGTGCAGCTAAATGTCTACAAGAAGACTACCTTGTAGGCGCACATTTAGATTTTGCATTGCGCACACACCCTGCGCTACTATTCAAACCCTTCCCACCACCAGCAACACTATATCGCCCCGGTGGGTTTCGTAGTAAATATTACAATTTAGACGCAGACTATTTAACAGGCATGTTATGGCAATAACCCTTTTTGAACATCAAACTAAAGCTGCTGCCGCCATTGAAAAGGCGTGGTACATGGATAACGAAGTCAACGTTTGCAGTGTTCTACCAACGGGTGCAGGTAAAACAATACTGAAAGGTGAAATGGTCAGACGTGAGTTAGCACGTGGTGGCCTTTGCCTGTTGTTTGCACACCGTGACGTTCTACTTGAACAGATTAGCCTAGCACTATGTGCGTTCGGTATAGAACACAACTTTATGACCAGCAACGCGACCCGTAGAGATATTTGCAACAGACAGGTGAGTGTGCACGGTAGGTCATTCTACAATGAACGCGCACGTGTATTTGTGTGCAGCGTTGACACATTCTATCGTAGAGATATAAGCACGCTGGCTGAACACGTAACGTTATGGCTGATGGATGAAACGCACCACCTGCTAGATTCTAGTAAGTGGCACAAGTGTATCGACCCATTGATTAATGCACGTGGTTTGGGTGTAACCGCAACACCTATCAGGGCTGACAAAAAAGGTCTTGGTCGTCATGTAGACGGTGTGTTTGACAGGCTTATTACTGACCGTGAAATCAACGCCACCATGCACGACCTTATGATTGCTGGTAGGTTATCGACATACAAGGTATTCACCCCACCCCCTAAGATCGATATGTCTAACGTTAGGGTTACTTCATCGGGTGACTTTAACCAGAACCAACTAGCCAAAGCAACAGACCGGGCAGAAATAACAGGTGACGCAGTAAAGCACTACCAGCGACTTGCCCACAATAAGCAGACAATCATATTCACGGTAAACATAGCGCACAGTGACCACGTTGCTGAACAGTTTCGTAAAGCTGGCTATAACGCTGTGTCGGTATCTAGTAAAACCAAACCTGCTGAACGTAACAAGATAGTTGACGATTTTCGTAATGGTCGCATAACTATTCTGGTCAACTGTGATCTGTTCGGTGAAGGTTTCGACGTACCTGCCGTAGAGTGTGTAATCATGCTACGTAAGACAGAATCATACTCACTGTTCAAGCAACAGTTTGGTCGTGCGCTACGTGTGATTGACGGTAAACTTTTCGGCATACTCATTGACCACGTGGGTAACGTTGAATGGATGATGGATAAATACAACCTTAACTACCCACACGACGACCCGGAATGGACGCTAGACCGTCCTACCAAGAAGCGCACAGGTACAGGTCAGTCACGTCTTATCACTCGCGTATGCCCTGAATGCTTTGCACGTTATACTCCTACCAGCACCACCGAACACGTATGTCCTGAATGTCACCATAAAGAAACGAAAGAAGAAGAAATTGACCAGCTTAAAAAGTTTCAGGCGAAGGAAGGTAACCTTGTTGAACTGAGTATCGACGTTGTTGAGAAAATCATGCAAGAGCGTGAAAAGGTGGATAAAGACCCTGCTGAACTCAAACACTTTATGAAGAATGCACCACCTGTTGTACGTAACTCTGCGATTGCCAACCATACCAAGCGGTTAAATGCGCAGACCGTATTGCGTGACAGTATACACCGATGGTGCATGTTGAGGTACAAGCTGTACGCAACTGCAACTAAGGAAACTGTTCAGCGTGAATTTGAACTTGAATTCGGTGTTCACCCTATGAAAGCTGCAATTTTAGGTGAGCGTGAAGCCAATGAACTACGGGAAAAAATAGAAAATGCTTGATTTACATTTGAAGATACGGGGTGCTGTTGAGTACGCACCCAATGAATCTACTGTCAGTTGTGACAGTGCTAACATTGAAGTCAGTGCTGACGACATTGGCAAGCTGGTGAACAACACAGCTACTAACGGTGCGTCACTGATGGAATGGCTTGACACGGTTGAAGGTACTGCGTTTCTAGTTGAGTACCTAAAGCTACTACCTGACGATTTTCTGCGCACACTGCTGACAGAAGACCATGAACTATACGAAGCCGCAAAGGGGGCACTTGGTTATGCGTCCGATAGATAAATCACTGTTCCCTAAGTTCACCAGCACCATTGAGAAGCTACAGGAATGGGCACACTCGCAACTATGGGTGTATGACATAGAAACGTACCCCAATTTTTTCAGTATGGCTGTGGTGAACGCTAAGACCCTACAGTGCTACTACTTCGAATTGTCACCGTGGTATAACAACATGAAGGCGTTAGAAGCGTTCCTGTACTACCTGAACCATCATGGCGCAGAAATGGTAGGGTACAACAACCAACACTTTGACTGGCCTGTAGTAGACTTCGTGTTCAAGCGTGTACCCTACGGTCTGACCAACGAAATGATTTACGCAAAGGTTGAATCTATATTCGGTGCACCGTTTGACGAACGGTTCAAACACGTGATATGGGGTCGTGACCAATTTGTGAAGCAGATTGATTTATTCAAGATTAATCACTACGACAACGTTGCGAAGTCCACCAGCCTTAAAATGCTTGAAAACAATATGGGTATGGAAAACATACAGGAACTACCCATTAAGCCGGGGCAACTCATAACGTTACAAGACCGTGACGAAATGTACCTGTATAACTGGCATGACGTAGCTGCAACATTGCTGTTCCTTGCTCACAACACAGAAGCCATTGACCTGCGTAAAGAACTAGCGGTGAAGTTTGACCACGACTTTACCAACGCCAGTGAATCGAAAATCGGTGGTGACATATTCAAAATTAAGCTGAAAGAAGCTGGCCTACCCATAGACAAGAAAACGTTCAGAAATTACATAGACTTCAATGAATGTATATTCCCTTACGTGCAGTTCGAACGACCTGAGTTTAACGCGGTGCTTAACTGGCTGAAAAACACCACCGTAGAAAAGACGAAGGAAGCACTGAACGACATTGACGTACCGTGGGAACTTGCACAGTACATGAACCCTGACGAAGTGATTGTGCACGGTCTAGCAGAAGAAGTGTTGCGTGAAATGAAGCTACGTAAAGGTGCGAAGGTTAAACTGTCACTCGTACCACCCGGTGAATCACTGACTGGCTGCGTCTTCATAGCAGAACACTTGCACTGTGTCGTTGACGGTTTTCAGTTCGACTTCGGTACAGGTGGTATTCACGGTTCAATATCATCCAGTATCGTTAAGACCACAACCACGCACAAGCTTATCGACGTTGACGTTGCCAGCTACTATCCCAACCTTGGTATCAAAAACAACCTGTTCCCTGAACACCTTGGTCTACCGTTTTGTGACACGTACTTCGCCATGTACCAGATGCGACAGAACGAGTACCCGAAGAAGAAGTTCCCGAAACTGAACAAGGCTATTAAGCTGTGCCTGAACTCTGCTTACGGTAACAGCAACAGTAAGTATTCATTCCTGTACGACCCAAAATACACCATGACCATAACATTAAACGGTCAACTACTGCTGTGTATGCTGGCTGAACACCTGCTTAAAGTACCGGGCTTGTCCTTGGTTCAGATAAATACTGACGGTGTGACATACCTGTGCCCGAACGACTACGTGGAACACACTATGAACCTGTGTCGCTGGTGGGAACAAATGAGTCAGGGTCTTGAACTGGAAGACGTTGAATACAAGGCGATGTATATACGTGACGTTAACAACTACATTGCCGTGGATAACAAGGGTGAAGTCAAGTACAAAGGTGCTTATGAGTACAATCTAGCTGAAACAGGCCAGTGGCATAAGAACTTCAACTATCGCATTGTTGCAATGGCTGCGGAAGCCGCGTTACTTCACGGCACGCCAGTAGAACAGTTTATACGAAAACACTACGGTAACCGCGATAGCATTGAACTATTCTGTATGCGTAGTAAGTGTGATCGTAACAGTATGATAGTGCTGAACCAAGACGGTGTGGATACTGAACTGCAACGTATTACACGCTACTATGCTTCTTATGATGGTGGCGAATTAGTTAAGGTCATGCCGCCAACACCAGCACAAATAGAATTGTACAGAACTGGTGACCATTATAAGCATGAAACTACGGGTGCTTACGAAGTCAAGGTTGCTGGTAGAAAACCCACGTCAGGTAAGTATAAACCAGTGCCGCCACACGAACGTATAGAAGCCCCTGATAGGCGCACAAGGCTTGAAGCTACGTGCAAGGTTTACCCCTGCAACAACCTATCAGATTTTGAGTGGGATGCGCTAAATGTAGAATACTACATAGAAGAAGCTAATAAACTTGTTGTACCGCTATTACAATAGTGTTACTATTTAAACACTACTATTGTAATACTTTAAGAGGAAAAACATTATGGCTGAACAAAAACGCAAGCCGCGCACAGATGAACAGATTACCAACGTTGAAGGTCTACTTGATATGCGTCGAAACATGACCAAAGTTTTCAACGCTGCACGTGAACGTCAGGAAGTAACTATTACTGAGTACGGATTTGACAGGGAAGTGCACGCAGTGTATAAGTTAGTCAGGGTTGATGAATGACGCGGCAACCCTAGTTGGTTTTGAATCTGTAATGGATGCCACCAGCCCCGGTGTAATAACCGGGGTTTTTTTATGTCTAAAATGTGCTATTGTAACAGTCGCTAATGTTAGCGATATGATCATAAGGAAACTTACCAATGAGTAAATTAATTTACGTTGCTATTGTAGGTGCAACTGCTGGTATTGCACACACCGTTCGTGAAGCCTGTCAAAAAGCAGGTTTAGAAGTTGGCGCTAAGACAGACACTAACGTCGAACTTCACAGTCTGCCGTTGCGAGTCGTTGACGCAATTGACACACCTGAGATTACCGAAAAGGGTAAAGTAGTAGGTCGTGACGTTGAAGTGCGTTACCGTGCTCCGTTTACTACACTGGCGGCACAACAGTTGCAGAAGCACATGCACCGGAAAGAAAACGTCAAGGTTAAGTTGCTAAAAGGCTCAACTCAGATTAGTATTGACGCTTCTTCTGAGGACGACGAAGCAGACGAAGAATAATTCGCTACCCCGTAGGCAACCTTTACCCGGTCATTGTACCGGGTTTTTTTTTTTTGCATTTCTCTTGACTATTACAACGGTACTATTATAATGGTACACATAATCACTGATAGGAAAGCTGAAATGAACAACGAATACTACTATATTAGTTCTGGTGACCAAACTAAAATGTACACACTGCGTACACGCTACAATGAACTTGTAGGCGAAGAATTGGTTGAGCGTGACTACTACATTCGTAACCTTTCTACTGACGCTGACACTGCCGTTCAAAAGGCTCACGCGTTGGGTTACACCAGTGTTAAACACCCTTCATTCGATCTTCAAGAAATTCGTCGCAATCAAGAGAACGCACGCAATGAAGCAAGAGCTGCTTATGAAGAAGAAAAGCGTCAGCGTCAGGAAGAAAAAGACCAGTACGCCATTGACCTTATCAACAGTGGAAAAGTTCCTTTCGGTAAGTACCAAGGTCAGGAAATAAAAGAAATGGAACGCAGCTACCGTGAATGGGTAGTTTACAAAGCCACCGAACTTGACGCTGGTGTTGTAATCAAAGCGTTTGCAGCTTATATCAAAGCCAACTTCAAACAAGTATCAACCAAGGATAGTGTTCACATTGGTAGTGTTAAAACACGTATGCGCGGAATAAAACTGACTCTTGTTCGCAGCCTTTCATTTGAGGGTTATTATGGTCGAACATACGTTGAAATATTCCACACGAAAAGCGGTAACGTTGTCGTTTACAAAGGTGGTAGACCTACTGAATTACAAATTGACGAATCTGCAAAATTCGACTTCACGGTTAAAGCACACGAAGAATATCGTGGTGTTAAACAGACTATCATAGTAAGGATGAAAGAACTTGAATAAGAACACCATGAACGTGCTGACCCGGATTGCTGAAAAGCAAGACCGGGCACAGCAATTAAGAGAAGACCTAGAACGCAGTAGTATGGCGAAAGCTATCATGCCTGAGTTGTTCGCAAAGGGTGCATTTAGCATGACGGTCACAGGTAAGCAAACACCGGGTTCTAGGTTCTTAGGTCTTAGAAACTTGCCGTACAAGGCTGTAATTAAGTATAAGAAGTCTGGTGCAGAATTGTCACTGACGTATGAACAGTGGTCGGTGCTGTCGAAGACCTATTACAGCCCCGACGCGCACCGACAGATTGAACGTTATTGGAACTCAGAAGGTACGTAAAGCGTAAAGTCCTCTACGTACTTCTGCGCACTACCAGCACCTGCGTAAGTGTTGTAGTGCTGCTTCCAATATTCACCTTGACCGCGTATATCGTCGCTTGAAGGGAATGGTTCAGTCTTACGTTTGTACACCAGTCGCATTATGCACAGTGCTAACAAAGGGTCTTCTGCTAGGTCTGCAAGCTTCACAGTGTCAATATCATAACCAAGTTTAGCCAATGTGGTTCGGTCATGCGGCCTAATATGAAGCTTCACGTCACGTAGCGCTATTTTATCGCATTGACCCACACCTACCCCTAGCTTTTCAGGGTGACGGTCAGGAAATTGCGCAAAGTGCGTTTCAGTGGCGCACGTTCCTAGCATAATAAATAACGCCTTTCTTCCACCACCGAACGTAGCTACTACCTTACGGGTCAAGGCTATCAAGTGGTCAGTGTCTTTTACACCATAATAAAACTGTGTCATATCGTTAATTCCGTTATAGATAAACTAGGTGCTTGCCTTACCACTTCGCCATTTTGAACAAATGCCTTATTACCTGCGGTCACCTGTTCACCGTTGACTGTTATTGTCGTACCACCTAGCGTTGTTGCCGTACTTGTACCATCACCATTGTTTGAAGTAATGGTGACGACTGACCGGGTAGATTTAGGTATCAGTGTCTGAAACCTGTTGTATGCGTTAATCATCGTAAAATCTCGCTACTTGAATAGTCTGAATCAATGCTGTACCTACACGGTTGCAATCCACTTTAACAGACAACACCATGCCGCGCCATGTACCACCGTCAGTATCTGTGAATCTAACCAACTCATGCGGTTTAATGATTCCGTTTTCGTCTACGTATGTAGTCATGGTGTATCGGTCAATGAAGCAATTCTTAGATACTTCAACCCTACCACGCTCTTGCCCTGCAACGTTGGCTGTTATGTACTTATTTACAACGTCAGGCAAGAGCGCAGTGCCGGGCTTACCGTTGCGCACGGCTTTCACACCAACACCGTTATTATCCTCACCATATACGTACACACCGTCAGGGTTTGGTTTAGGTACGGGGTCGTTGCTTATTTCAAAAAACTGCAATTCATTCATGCTGCGGTTAAGACCTGCTGAATCCCATTGCCAAGGGCTTACGGGGTAGTAAGGTCTAATGTCAAACTGTGCAAGTGTGGGGTGTGGTACTACTACTGCACCTACTGATTCAGCCACTGCAATGATTGCACCTAATGGGGTCTTGTCCTGATAACTATGAATACCTACTGGTATTTGCCAATCAACTGTAGACCACGTGTAATCGAAGCCTGTACCTGTCAGTTCCATATTCACAATCTGTGCAGCAGTGCGTGCCTGAGTGTCTTTGTAGCTGCGTTTAGCTGCATAAGGGTCTGCCAGTAACTTAGTACGTGACCAACCACTGCAACGATACACAACCTTGCCCTGTCTGCGCTGTATGCTGCCCTTTGCTACAACCAAGGTAAAGGTTTCATCGTTAACCTGTATGTCTACAACTTTCAACGTTCTACCTACGGGTCTGATCAGTTCAAAGCTGTCCTTGTCTAACACGTCAAACTGAACAGTCCATGCGAACGATTCAATGTCATGGCTTATGGTAAAACTGTCAAAGTTGACGGTGCTACCAGTGGTTGTTTCTTTAATTATTACACTGTTCACAACGCGGTATACCTCGTAGTTAATATGTTCTATAACTTCATCGTCAGGTGGGATTACAACACCGTCTTCCGGGTTGTTAGGTATTGTAGTAACACCACCTACTATGAACTGATTAAGGCTGTACCCCCACCTTATTGTTTGCACGTAATCTAAGCTATCAGCTTTAGCGCCAACGCTGAACGTTACTAGATAATGAATGTTTTCAAAGTCATTGTTCCACTTTGCCAAAAATAAAAGGTCATTTCTCTTAGAAGAAGCCCACCTAACTATTGATAGACTGTGTACGTTGTCGTATGCAATTTTACCGTTAACGTTATAGTCAACGTATACATACCTAAGACCGTCATATACCATTAGCGTAACGTTAGTGCTGAACTGTAAAGGGTCTATTGACGACTTACTGCTAACGTCTGTGTTACTGTAAAGTGATACTGTAGTGCTATAATTGATAGAAGTGGCATTGTGTAAGTAATCAACACCTTCACCTTTCAGTATCAAAGTGTCAGTGTTTAAAGGTAAACCAATTCCGCTAATTGACTTATTAGAAGTGTGAATTGGTGAATCTGATTTTTCATACCTTGTACCCCACGTTGACACTTCGTACCTAGAAAAAGCACCTGTACCACCATCACCGGGGTCACCACCACCATCACCGGGGTCACCACCAAGGTTAAAACTCAGGTCGGTAGGAATAGGATTTTTAAGGTTTAACTTAACATCGTTACCAGCGAAAGGTCGGTATACAGTTGACGCAGCAATGTTTAGCTTAACATCGCTACCCTTCTGTATACCGTAAAGTTTACCTATCTTTAATTCAATCATATTACAGAATTAACATGGTCTGCTATTTCCGCATTATAGGTAGCGGTGTCGTCCAATGTAACAACCATAACCTTGCGCTCATCGGTGTAAATGTTGCCCACATACCTGCGGAACGTACCGTCTTCTTTTGATTTACCACTCGCAACAATGTC